CATGACTTGGAAAGATGTATTTCTATTCCTATAATCCTAAATGGAAAGATAAACTACCTTACTATGATACATTTCCTTTAGTTTTTCCTATTGAGAAATATGGTGATGGATTTTTAGGATTGAACTTCCATTATCTTCCTCCTAAACATAGGGCTATACTAATGGATCAACTTAAGGCATTTGCAAATAATAATAAGTATGATGAAACTACTAGATTACAATTAACATATAATATGTTAAAAGGTTTCTCCAAGATTAAAAGAGCAAGACCTACAGTACATAGATATCTTAGTTCTAAAGTTAATTCTAAATTTGTTCTAGTTAATGCAGATGAGTGGGAAGTAGCACTCTTTCTACCAGTAGAGAGATTTAAAAAAGCAAACAAGAAAAAAGTATGGGCAGATAGCAAGGAGATGTTCTAATGGCAGCACCATTCACAATTGATGATTTCAAGGCCAAAGTAGATGGTCTAGGAAGTTTCATAAGAAAAAATAGATATACTGTTCAAATAGTACCACCTTCAAATATGCATGTCCCAGTAAATATTGAATTTCTTGTTAAGCAAGTAAGTTTTCCAGCTAGAACTTCTGGAACAACTAGTTTTAGATACGGTGGAAAATATGGTTTAGAAATTCCTTATGAAATAACTCCTGGTGAGGCCGTATCAATTACCTTTCTAGAAACGGGAAAGTTTCCAGCTCGTAAATATTGGCACCATTGGCTTGAATTGATTCAAAGTACTAATAATTATAATATGAATTATTATGATGATTTCAAGGGAACTGTTAAAATTTCAGCTTATGATGAAACGGATCAAGAAGGTGTTAATCCTAGACATGTGGTAAAATTAGTAGATGCGTGGCCTAAAGGAATTAGTGCTATAGAAATGGGATGGGAAAGTAGCGAACTAATAGATTTTAGTGTAGACATTGTATATAAAAAATGGGAAATTGAAACTTAATATAATTATTTTATTATAGGAGAATATTATGGCATTACCAAAAGTGGTAACACCGACTTATGAATTGAAAATTCCATCTACAGGACAAAAGGTTAAATATAGACCATTTCTTGTAAAGGAAGAAAAGACATTATTAATGGCATTGGAAAGTGGTTCTGAAGCTTCAATGGGTACTGCTATGCAACAGATTATTGAATCTTGTAGTGAAGGAAAGATTAAAACCAAAGAACTAGCACCTTTTGATATTGAATATTTCTTTCTACATCTTAGGGGTAAATCCGTTGGTGAAAAAATAACTGTAAAAGTTCCAAGACCAGAAGAATTAAAATGTTGTAAGGAAGCTGATCCAGAAGATTTTCATGAAGTAGATATTGATATCGATGAAATAAAGGTTGATACTTCAGGAGCTAAATCTTCAGAAATACAGGTTACTAAAGATATTGGAGTGAAATTAAAATATCCTAATGTTGACCTAGTAAATAAATATGCTACAGCGGGTGAAAGTATATCTGCAGATAATGTTTTTAAATTAATTTCTGAGTGTATTGATTACATCTGGGATGGTGATGAAATTTACAAAGCAAAAGATTCTACTAAAAAGGAATTGGATGATTTTATTGAATCTCTTAGTTCTGGACAATTTGGTAAAGTAAGAGACTTTTTTGAATCAATGCCAAGATTACAACATGAAGTAAATTGGATATGTCCAAAATGTAAAAAGTTGAAACCCTTAGTACTAGCAGGTGTAGACTCTTTTTTCGGATAGCGCTGAGTCACGATTCCTTGGCGAACCATTTCCAAACAAACTTCGCCATGATTCAGCACCATAAGTGGAGTCTAACAGAATTGGAAAATATGATGCCATTTGAAAGACAGATATATGTAATGTTATTACAAAAATGGATTCAAGAAGAGAATGAAAGAGTGAGAGCAGAAAATGCAAAACATAGGTAAGGAAAATAAATGGCCAAAACTCTAGATGACGTAACAGAAAAACTAACTGAAGGCAATGAAGACCGATATACACTTGGTAATGAGCAAATTCAAATCCAACAAGTGCAACTTCAAACTCTTCAATCAATGCTTGAGATATCTGCTGATGCTTTAGCTGATGCAAGAGAAGCTGCTAGAGAAGCTGCTAGAGTTAAAGATGATGATGGTGGTGGCTCTGTACCAGACGCAAAAGTAGAAGAAAAAAAGGCTGGTGGTTTTTTCTCTAGGATGGGTAAAGCTATAATGAATCCTATTGGTGCAATGGGTAGAAGTATGAAGACAGCAGGAAAAGGAATTGGTGGTTTTCTAAAAGGTCTATCTAGTGGACTAGCATCATTTGCTAATCCTATGGTATTAATAGGTGTAACTACTATGGCAGTTTCCCTTCCAATAATGGCCGCAGGATTAGCCGCTGCATTTAAAGTATTCGAAATGATTGCCGGTGAAGGTAAAGCTTTAGAGTTTGTTACTGGTATAATCGAATCACTTGGTGAGGCAATTGGAACTATCCTTCAAAAAGTTTTAGAGGGATTTGGTAATATGGTCAAAAATATGGGACCGTTTATTACCAAATTCTTTGAAGGGATGGCTACTGTAATTAAAGCATTACATCCAGTAGTTGTAGATATATTCAAAGTAATAAAAGATATTATTACCGATCCTGTCCTTAATAAAACTATTCAAAAAGTATTAGATGTTCTTGGTATTGCCCTTCAAGAAATTAGTGCAATAGTTCAAAAGACGGGTGATGTTATAATAGCCGTTATGGAAAATGTTGATAAAATCCTTACATCTATATTTGATGGTATATCAAAAGTTATTAAAACTATTGGTGATACAATAGCAACTGTAATAGATTCTATAGTTGATGGAATAGAACGATTAGCTGCCCTTGATGCTGGTAATATGGCAAAAGTTGCTTTAGGTCTTGCAGCTTTAGCCGGTGGTCTTGCACTATTTTCTGTTGGTGCTATGGTTGCTGGTGCCATGATGCCTTCTTCAGAAGACCTAGAAAAAATAGCAAATTCAGTTAAAAAGTTTGCAGATCTTGAACCTGGAAATCTTGCAGCAGTTGGTGCAGGAATGCAAAAAGTTGGTTTAGGATTAGCTATTTTTGGAGGCGGTAGTAAAGTAGCAGAACTTCTTTTTCCTGAAAAAGCTGGGGCATTAGATGGTGTTGCTGAAGCTGTACAGAAATTTGGAGCAATTGATGCAACAAACTTCGCATTGGTTGGAGATGGAATTGGTTCTCTTGGAGTAGGATTAATGAAATTTGGTGGCGGAGGATTTCTTTCTAGTCTTGGTGAGGCTTTTGGAAAATTTGTAGGTGCAAAAGATCCTGTTGAAAAATTTAAAAAGTTTGCTGAAATAGGACCGGGACTATCTCAAGCAGGTATGGGAGTTACAGCACTTGCAAATTCATTTGATGCTTTCGATAGTGATAATCTAGAAAAGATAGGAGATAGTCTTGATAAGTTTCTAGGTGCAACTGATATGGACAAACTAAAAGCCTTCTCAGCAGCAACAGAAGGACTTGTAAGTGGTCAAATGTTAGCCCAATTACAAGTCCAAACCGCTGAAGCTGCTAGAACTGGAAGACCTATTTTTGTTCAAACTAATAACTCTGCTCAAGTAAATAATAGTTCAGCAGCTTTATTCCCAGGCGCTCCCCCTAATCCCAATAGTAAAGATGAGTCACTAGTTGGTAATTAACTAGATTTATAAAATCCATCTGACAAATAGTATATCCAAGCATCAACTAAATCAGGTGATCCCCAACAAGCAACACTAAGTAATAAAACTATTACACAAAACCAAAATCCATACATAGTATTATTTTCACTAGACATTAATCTTGCTCAGCCAATTTTGCAAAGTAAGAATACTCTTCTGAATCTCCTGCAGTTTCTGCTACAACAGGTGTTGCAGTTTCAGGTGGTTTAACAGCCGCTTGTTCAGCAGTCATAGGTTTACCACCATCAAAAGGTACATCAGAAGGAACTTCGTTTGTTCCGGTTGTAAGACCTAAAACACGTTCCATCTTCTCTTTCAATTCTGCATAAGACTTGAAATTCTTTTGATCTGTAAACTCTTCCAAAGAATGTTCACCCTTCCAGATTTCTTCCATCTTGGCATCATCTTCATCAAGAGGTAACGGACTCTCAAATTCACTCTTATCATAATTGGAAAAACCATCTAACTTACGAATCTTGATTTTGAAATTACATCCTTCCCATAAATCAAATGGGTTTACTGGAGTCTCATCTTCGAATTGGGGATTCATCTTATCGTTGAGTTTATCCCAAATCTTCTTACCAAACTTGTACAAACGAATAGTACCTTCGTTCTGAGGATTGGCAGGATCTTTGATAACGTAAACATTAGAAATGTAAGTCAACCTACGTTTCTGTTTACGAGCAATCTCTTTGTTTGCCTCAATACCAGAATTCCAAAGTTGTGAATTATATTCACTAACTGGATCTTTCTGACCAAGAGTTGTCAAAGAGTTTTCGATATACCATCCACCTGGACCTTGAAATCCATGATTCCAAGTTCTTGCCCACGGCAAGTCTTCACCATCAGGTGCGGGCAGAAATCGAACTACTGCCATACCATTTCCAGACTTGTCCAATTCTGGACGCCAGAAACGATCATCATCACCTTGACCTCTGGTTGGGGTATTAATTTTTGCGGTTTCTTTTAGGAGGGATTGGAGTTTATCTCCACGTTTTTTCTTCATATCTGCAAACGACATATTTTCCTTTCGTATTATTCGTATAGCGTTGTATTAATTGTATTGCGACTTATTTCACTTACATATAATTATATTATAACACACTTTCCTAATTTGTCAAGTATGTCATAGTGGAAGTTTAGAAGTCCTCTGAATAAGATGAAGATCCTCTGCTTCCTCCTGAATATTTTGTTTTAGTTTTCCACCGATCATTTTACCGGCAGTTTCAGGTTCTAATTTGTTTTCTTCACAGTAGTACATAACAGCGTCTATATAAGACATCTTTGTTTTTTGAACTAGGCTTTCAATGTTCTCCATGAAGATCATAGAGTTATTCATTTTAATGCCCATTTGCTAACGCCTCTTCACCTTCCTTAGTTTCAGGATCGTCTTTCTCCTTGAACCAGAAATCGGTTGACTTCGCTAGCACAGCCACGTAGGCTCCTACCAGAATATTTACCAGTTGCATGTGACCCTCTGCAACTGCATCAGAAAAAAACAACAAATATAATAATATTAAAAATGTTCCAACAACGGCCCAAGATAAAGAAATCCTTGCCCATTGTGCTCGTCTTTTTCTTGTTTCAATAGCTTCAATGTGATGTGCCATATTATCCTTCCTTATATTCACAGTTATATCCTATTAATATTCTTTGTTCTTTACTTCTAAAAGGATATGCTGAATGTATCATCCAAGAGGGCCATGTAATAGTATCGCCGGCCTTTGGAGCTCTTTGCCAAATATTATCCGGTTCATTCTTGTTTATATAGTTCTCTTGTATTAAACTAAAATTACCTTGTGGCCAATCTAATTTTTTTGGTACTTCTAAATAGATAGTTCCACTTAATTTTCCATATCTATCGTTATCTTTAGAATAATTTGAATCATGATTATGTAATGTATGAAAATCACCTTCTTCCATTATACAATAAAAAATATGAAATAATTCAAAACTAGAGTTTTTAAATGTACTTAATAATGGTGAAGTTTCTACATATTCTTTTACAATATTAGAAATGGTATTAACAACTATTGTTTCATATTCTTGTGGTAAAAATGTTTGAAAATCTTCTGAAGTGATTACTCCTAATTTTCCATTCTCTTTTATATGTCCTATACGTGAATCATAAGGATTACCTTCTGCTGTACGAATATCATTAAATAATCTAACACATTCTAATAATTTTAATCTGGTATCATTATCAATAGAAGAATGTAAAATAGTTTTATCAACTATATTCCTCATATTTAAGACCATGTTGTTCTAAAAGAAATTCTCTATTTTTCATGTGAGCTTCATGAACATCATCTTTATTTTGTCCGTGATATCCTACTGCGTGTCCATTCTCACACATCCACTTATTAACGTTTGTCCATCCATCAAATTCATGTCCGTCTTCATCACAATTAACCCAGATTTCTCCAAGTATTCTTCCAAACTTTCCTCTACTGTCTGCTTCTGGACATCTAATTTGAATTTCAATATCATCTCTATCTGACATGACTGCCCAATGAACCCATGATTGGAGAGCTGATTTAGAAAGTTTACCATAAAACTTTTCTTCTAAATCTCTTGTCCTAGATTCAGGTGTATCTATACCTAACAGTCTCACACGAAATTTTCCCATAACATCAAATCCCAAATCAAAGACACAATCTAATGTATCTCCATCTACTACCTTTGAAACTGTTTCAACTCTATAAACAAATTCACAAGGTTCTTCATTTTTATATTCAGCCATGAAAGTTCTCCCATTCTAATTTCCATGTATCATCCACAGGGGTTACTTTTAATCTTCCCAAATCTTCTGTTTCAGGATAAAGATATGTATATCCTTGACCACCATAATTAGGATTAACTTCATGTGGTTCACCCCTTTCAATTCTACTGGCCAAGTCTACTAAATCTCTTGTCTCTATATATTTTTCATAATGATTTCTTTCAATAAGAATTTGTCTAAATCTAGATGCTTCTGATTTGTAACCACCTTTATAATCTGACATAAATTGACTCCTATTGAAAGTTAGCTGACCGTGCTTCTGTTCCCAAGTGACGGCCACAACTCGGCTATATCTTACGCAGCTATTGCGTATGCATATGCGGGTGTATAATCGTTATTATTTGCGATTATGTTTAATCGAAACCTCTTTCTCTGACATCACAACTAATCGAATTCTATTACAGCCCCATCAACAATTCACAAAATGTGAT